AATTGACAACAAATCAGACGCACAATATATGCTGAATCGGGCTGAAAGCGTGGATTTCTATTTAGAAGAGTGTCATGATGACATGTCAAATTCAATATCTAGACGTAATTTAACATATTCTCCAAACACAATTTCATCCAATGAATTGAAAAAGGCTACCTCTTTTATTGAAACGGTTATTCCAAAATTACCGATGAAATTATCAGAATTAAATGAAATAAATATAATACAGTTAATGCCCACTGCGGATGGAGGTATGCCTCATACTCGTCCTGGAAATATAATATGCTATCCAGATTTGTCTCTTTTGTATTCTGTTTCTACTTTAATACATGAATTGTGGCATGTTCACCAGAGAAACTTTAAACCATATTGGTCAAATGTTTTTCACAGATTAGGCTGGACTCTATGGGCTGGAAAATTACCAGATAAATTGGAAAATAATCGCAGATATAATCCTGACACAATTGATTCCCCCTTATGGATATTTAAAAAAAAATGGGTTCCTGTTCCTATCTTTAAAGATATTAGAAACCCGTCTGTAAATAATGTGGAAATATGGTTTTATAATATAAATGGATTTCACACTCGCACTGTTCCTGAAGAGTTGTCTCTTTATTTTAAAGATTTAAATGATTCCGCATTAGAACATCCTCGTGAAATGACAGCGTACATGCTCGCAGAACCAGATAAATACAAATCGTCCCCTGCCTTTAAAGATTTAATAAAAGCAATAGGAAATACGGCTATACGCTTTCAGGACTAGTACTTTCGGGTCTTGTACTTTCGGGTCTTGTACTTTCGGGTCTTGTACTTTCAGGAAACCAATAAGAAATAGTATACACCTTAGATTTATCACTACAAATTGCTAAACTTTGGTTATTACTTTGATACCCCCCATAAAATGTATTATATGGAATATGTGTTTCTGCGTTCCCTAAAAATGCTGCCATCCACGACATTGTCGAAGCAGACGTGATGAGTTTTTTTGCTTTTAACATAAAATCAAAATCGTCTCCTAATGAACCCGACATCATTATTGGATTTAGTTCCGCAAATTCACTTAGATATTCCTTTTCCAATTTATCTGACTTGTACACAATATATAATTTATCATATGTGATTGTTTTAATAATATTTTTTAGATCTTGTGGATTATATATTTGCGATTGTGTTCCATCCCAAAAATCACCCAATCGAATATGTAATACTAAATCATTTTCTTGTGGTTCAATGGTATGATTTGTTTTATATTTTACAATATTTCCGATTTTAACACGGTTACTAATATTATTCATATTATCTTCATTGAAAAGACTGCGAATAAATTCACGTTCGAATAAAAATATCTCAGATCTTTGAAAAAAACCCATCATTAAAATGTCTTTAGTTGTATTTAATTCATATCTTCTATCCTCCATATATTCATTTATAATCAACTTGAATTTGTCATCTTCGATTATTGTATTAAACTCTAGATTAATATGAAATGTTGGTTTTACTTCATCATACCCATACATTTTTTTAATAATCTCTGCCGCAAAATATTGAAAAAGATTGTTTCCAAACTGACCCTGAATAAGAAAATAGACTGTCTTCATTTTCTATAAAAACGCGCTTGGGTTTTAAATTGATTTCATGTTTAATAAATATGTCCGATTCAGATACAAAACAGGTAACTGTCGCAGTACAACAAGGTCAAAGACGGCGTGTAATGAAAGGTATGACGTATAATACGGATGAAAAACACGGATATATTTATTTAGTTAGAACGAGAGAATTTAAATCGCTTAATAGACACATATATAAAGTGGGTCGTACATCACAATGTCCTGATACTCGTATCACACGGCTTCATAAATATACAAAAGGCTCTGAGATTTATTTGATTTTACAATGTCACGTCAATGACGTAAGTTTGATAGAAAAAGAAATCCTAGAACAATTCTGTGTTAAATGGAATCCTGGACCAGATGGCTCAGAAGATTTTGAGATTCCAAATGGATTATCAGAAGCAAAACAGATTATTTTTGATGTTGTTAAAAAATATGAAAGGGTTTAAAAAGCGGATGGTAGTTTTATATTAATGCTTGGATTTGTAATAATTCGTCACGCGAATAGTAAAAAAACCGATTATTACTGGAAAGAATGTTATACATCTATTCGTAAATTCTATGATAATCCGATTGTTATAATTGATGATTCTTCTACTTTTTTAAATGAAAATATCGTTCTAACTAATTGTACTGTTATATACGATAAGGAACATAAAGGTGCTGGAGAAATACTTCCTTACTATTATTTTCATAAATTAAAACCATTTGATACTGCTGTTATTATACATGATAGTGTATTTATACAACGAAAAATAGATTTCTGTACTGAAAATGCTACGTTTTTATGGACTTTTGAACATATATGGGATTATAGCGTTGCCGATTCATTTTATAAATTATGTACACATATAACAAATAATGATGAAATTGTAGAATTATATAATAAGCCATCGGCGTGGCTTGGTTGTTTTGGAGTAATGTCGGTTATAAAATGGGATTTTCTGGATAAAATGAACGAAAAATATAATATTTTAGGATTAGTAGATCATATAAAAAATAGAGATGAAAGATGTGCGTTAGAACGACTTTTTGGGGTTGTTGTTGTTGCGACTGCTGATGCGACTGCTGAAGCGACTGCTCTTACTGCTGAAGCGACTATATACTTTGGAGATATACATAGATATATTAGATGGGGTACTAATTTTTTTGATTATTTAACAAATGATTATAGTAATTATCCAGTTATGAGAGTGTGGACAGGTAGATAAATTAATTTTTAGATCGCCATTGTGCGTCACATACATTACATATGTAAAGAAACTTCATATTAATCGTATCATATTTCAGGTAAATAACATCTTTTTCTTTTCCTGAATTAGATTCACATACGGTATTAGGACATTTAATTGTATTAACGTGTGGAAGGGTCGGATCCTGTTTTGTAAATTCATTCATTAGAATTTTATGACCTTCTGATATTTTCTCCTTTAGGTCGATCTCTAATATTAAACCTCCAGTCGTGTCTTCTTTTTGATACCCGCAATTACGACAAATATGTCGGAGTGTCTCACCATCTGATGCAAGACGACCCTCTAGTTCAAGAGGATTACGTGGTACAGGACCAATTTGTACAGGAAGTATTGCTCTTGGACCAGCATGGTTAAGATATAAGTAATATTTACACATTGGGCAGAAATCGCTATCTTTCATTTTATCTTTTAAAAAAATATTTTTTTAAATTCAAATTTTTATTTCATTTTATTCCCATTTAATTATGATATATGTTTTCATCGGGTCCATAATGATGTCACATCCAATAAAAGTGTCTTTTAATTTCTCTATAAATTGTGGTACATATTCATCAATAGATGGAGTAGGAAATCCTGGAATGAAAATTTGTCTAACAATATGAAGATGATTCCATACAAATTTCTGTTCTCTCCTATTCGATCGAATCGTTTTTTTGAATAATTTACAAAGATCATTCATTATCTCTTTCAGTATTTTATCGACTGCTTCCTGTTTTTCTTCTTCTTGATCCTTTTCATAATCAAATACTTGAAGACTAAAACGAGTAATAGGAAATTTCATTTTTTTATTTGTTTATTTTTTTTTAACATCAAATTTTTTTTGCTGTTTTTTGAGATATTTCTAATAAATAAAATTTGACACGTTTTAAAAAAAGGAAATGAATCGTACAATGCCTATTGATAATTTCCTTGAAACTTCCTTCGGAGTCTTTCTAGACTCACGTCGTACTACTGAAAAGAATGATGTATCCTTTACGGGTATGGGATCCATGCGTGGTAAATTTACCGTAAAAGATGAAGATTATCCTGAATTCCTTGATAAATTACATGAATACTTGTTTGAACAAAAAAAGAGACCTCTCAATCTCGTCGAGCAACGACGAAATGACCTGTTAACTCCCATTCTTATCGATCTGGATTTTAAATATCCTTCTGATAATAATCTTGACAGGAGTTTTGATATTACACATATTCATAAATTCATTGAGGCTTACGTTGAAAACATTACACATTTCTACAAGATTGAGAAACCTTTGCGTTTCTTTATCACTTTGCGTCCTGGACCCTATGAAGATAAAAAATCCACGCTTAATCGATCCGTTAAAGACGGTGTTCATATTCAATGTCCTGATTTGGTTTTACATTCCGAACATCAGCAGATTTTGAGACATCGTTCCATTGAAAATGCTAACATAACAAATGCCTTTAGAGATACTGGATATATAAATACCGAAAAAGATATCTTTGATGAAGCAATTGTTAAAAAAAATGGATGGTTCTTCTATGGCGAATCTAAACCCGATATTACCGCTTATAAATTGGTATCTATTTATACATATACACCGTTACATTCATTCCACGAAGATACAACTCAATATGACTCTAGACAATTATTGGAAATGTTGTCTATCCGCTACAATCTTCCTAATGATCGCTATGAATTGCGTGCCGAAAATATAGGAGAATGGAGAGAAAAAATGGATTCGAAAATGGAAGTAAAACGTGTTGTTCACGAACCCGTCGATATTGTAATGAGTTCTAATAATGTATATGAACAACTGGAAAAAGACAAGATTGATACTATTAAGCGGTTAGCAACCGAATGCTTGTCCTCCAGTCGTGCTGATTCCTATCAAACATGGATTGAAGTTGGCTGGTGTCTTAATAGCATTGACTCCTCTGATGAAATGTTTCATGTTTGGATGGATTTTAGTAATAAGTCTGGAAAAGCGGGGACGAATAATGTAAATGCGCTTCTTCGTGACTGGAAACGTGGATGGGGTCATTCTCGTGAAAAAAGTTTTACAAGTCGTTCCCTTCATATGTGGGCCAAACAAGATAATCCCAAAATGTATCACAAAATCATGAAAAATAGTTTTACGAATTTTGTAGAAAGAGAAGTAGATCCCACTCATACACATGTTGCTCGTCTCATGAAACGTATGTATGAGAATAATTATTGTGCATCCGTTGATTCAAAACGAGTAGATTGGTTTCATTTTACTGGGATTTGTTGGAAAAAACTGCCCCAAGGGATTGAATTACGTAATAAATTGACAGGAGATGTCGCACAAGTCATCGCAGATACGCGCTCTAAAATCCGCGAACGGATTATGGGAATTGACGACCAACAAAAAGTATCTTGGGAAAAAGAACGCATCCAACAATTATTCAATGTCGAAAAATCCCTTTATCAATCTGGCTTCAAAGATTCTGTCATGAAAGATTGTATTGGTCTCTTTTATGAAGAGGAATTCACTAATAAATTAAATGCGAACGAATACTTGCTTTGTTTCAAAAATGGAATACTTGATCTCCATGCGATTAACGACAAAAAGGAATATTTTGTCCAATTTCGAAAAGCAGAGCCGACTGATTTTGTAACATTCATGGCAGGACGTTATGTCACTAAAAATTGCGAACCCATTGACTATATAGAATATAATCCGATATGTCCTACACAAATTGAGATTCACACACAGATTGATGACTTCATGGCGAAAGTGTTTCCTCGAGAAGAATTACGCAAATACATGTGGCGTAAATTAGCATCCTGTTTGGAAGGTGCCAATAAAGAACAAACCTATGAAACCTGGATTGGTGTGGGAGGAAACGGTAAATCGAAACTTGTTGATTTAATGTCTATGGCGCTTGGCGATTACGCGTCTTCCCTACAATCTACTGCTTTGACTCGTAAACGGCCTGAATCAGGTGCGGCCAATCCTGATATAATGGCTATTCGCAATAAACGATTCATTTATATGGCAGAACCCGATGATAGAGAACCGCTAAATACATCTCGTATGAAGCAATTTACGGGTGAAGATGATGTGGAAGCACGTGGTCTCTTTGAAGACCAGACTAAATTTAAAATTACTGGGAAAATATTTATGTTATGTAACTCTTTTCCTGCTATTAATACAATGGATAGAGGTACGTGGCGACGTGTTCGAGCGGTCCCTTTTGAATCCAAGTTCGTTGATACCAATGTGGAAGATTCGGATCCAGATAATCACATTTATCCTCGTGATAACAAATTGGATGTAAAACTCAAAGAATGGCGGACTCTATTTATGTCACGATTGGTCTACATATATAAAACGGAATATTTACCTAATGGACTTGGACTGGTTCCTTCTGTTGTAACCCAGGAGTCTAATAAATATCAGGAATCATTTGACTCTGTGGCTAAATTTATGAATGCTCGTATTCGTGAAATAAAACGAGGGGGGTATCAGGCAAACATTAAAGATATATTTAGAATCTATAAAAATTGGTATGAATCTATTGGTGGAGGGGTTGGTAAAAAATTGTCACAAGTTGAACTCTATAAACGTTTATGCGATAAATGTGGCGAACCTTCTGACAAAAAAACATTCAAACAGATACGACTCTTTGAAGATGATGTTGATATAGAAGAATATGATAAGACTATTTAACTGAAATAATATAACAAAATATACATAATTATTGTTAGAACTATACTTCCAAAAATACTTTGTATAAAAGCGCTCAAGGTAAACCCTCCTTCGAATGGTTTTACAGAATATACGTAAATTATTGCCAATATCATAAACAAATAGGACATGCTTAAAAATGCGAGAGTGTAATCTTCGATAAAATGTAGAATTTGTTTTTGAGGGGTTTCTGGCAATGTATCTTTTACGTCTGAGAAATCTCGATTCGAACGATTAATTCTATTTTCTTTTCTTTTAATATCTGCTTCTAATTTTTCTTTTTTACTTGTTAGTTTTTCTTTATCTGCTTTTATTTTATTTGTTACACTGTCTAGTGATGTATTGCCTGTTGTTGTAGATAACTGCTCACCCAGTAACAAAGAATCCATTATCTGGGCTCTCAATGAAATAATATCCATCCTTTTTACTATTTCGTTTTTTTATAATGCGGCAGAAATACTATCACATGTAGGCATTTGTATGGTCATCTTATCATTTTTCAAATTAAAGTTATTTTTATTCCAATATCGCTTATTTCTATTTGCGTTTGTATATTGCGAACGATACAGTAATGTTAAAAGGAATATAATTATCATCGGAACACTTAATAATGCCCAAAATGATGTACTTATTATGCGTAATTTCCACAAACCCGTAGTTAATAACAAACCAGATAGCATTATAAATAACATTGAAAAAACGAATAATGTATCCCGTTTGTTATTAACCGTCCATTCATTCATTTCATATTTACGTTTGGCGAGGTTTTTATCACTTTGAATATTATTAGTAGCATTTTCTACATTTTTGAGGGAATCATTGACGGATTCGTTTAATTGTTCATTTCTTATTCCATGCATTATAGTGGAATCCACTGCAGCAAAAGCATTTTTTAATTCACCGTAGGTTTGGTCATAGACTTGATTCTTTTGCTTTGTTGTCTCATCGTATATAGAGGTTTGTTGTATTTGTAAGAATTGTGCTCTCTGTGTAGGGGTTAAATCATTTATTTTTGCTGCTAGTGCTACTTGGGCATTTATATCTTCTTTTTGTTGTGGTGATAATGTCATCCTAATTATTATTTCGTTTTTATCCAGCCGATTTGTATACATATACAAGTAGACCCAATGCTACAATATTTAACACACTGTACATTTTTAATAAATTATCCGTATACCTTGCTTTTTCTTCCGTATATTTTACCATCTCTTTACGCAATTTTGTTGTAGCATTTTCACCTGATAATATACCTCGCTGCTGTTGGAATTTTGCTATAAGTTTTTCAATGGAAGGATCACCACTAACTAATGATTCATCAGTTAGTAGATTTTCATTACTCTGATATTCTTTCATCATATATGTATTTATTTTATCTATTATTTGTAGTAAATCGTTGATATTAGTATTGAATTTGACTGTTGGGGTTAAATACTTTGTTATATTATCTGTATTTCTACTACTAGCAGTAGATGCACTTATTTCAGTTAACAATCTGTTAAGACAATATGCATATCGACAATTATAATAATTATATTCATTCCAAATATTTTCTTGTAAAATTTTCATGTCAATATCAAATTGTATCTTTCCAGTAGAATTAGTAGGTTTTATGGGGATGATTGATATAAGGTTTGTTGCGACTACGCCTTCAGCGGGTTTTAAAGTAAGAGAATCTAAAGTCCCTTGTGTAAGAGATCCATCATCCACTCTATTAGTGGTTGTTAAATCAGAATAAGTATCAGTACTAGTATAAGTTTTAACGAATGATAATAAAGTAGGTTTTCCAGTTCCACTAATTATGTTTCCACTTAAATTTCTTGATGGATTAGTATATTGTGTTTTTAGATTACCAGTACTACCTTCAGTAATCCCACATGCCCCTTCTCCTGTCCCTTGTGCTGTTAATGTTGCTGGTACTGATTTATATGCTGGTGAAAGAGACATCCTATTTTAAAAAAATTTTTTATTTTCCAAAAACTCCAGCAATTTTCAATGATAAAAATAATATAACAATTAACGCTGCGCCCAATAATGATCCTAACACCCTTTTATCCGTAAAAACACCCTTTAATACTTGAAAGAAAGATCCACTGAAAATTATAGTAGGCATAGTCATTTTAAAAATAATAAGTGCGACCCCAATAAACAGGACGCTAACAACCCATAAATATGGTATCAACTTTTTACGTATGGGACGATCTAATAAAAATAGGGTGTGATGCGTTATATCTGTATCTTTTGACCGGAGAATGTTATCTCTCGCTATTGCGGATTCAACATCAACATCCATTTCGTCATTTTTTTTTTCTAAACTTATAATTGATTGTTGTAATCGACCTATCTCATTTAATTGAGTGTTTAGTGAATCGGTTGATGATATTTGTTGTAATCTAGTATTTATATCATTATTTAGTTTAATATATTGATTTTTTGTGTTTTCATCTGGACTTTGTTGGGCTAATATATCGAATCTTGCTATAAAATCATCTTTACTATCAGGAATTAGATGTAAATTAGTATCAGTATTACCGCTACATTTTGTTAGTGGCGCAGTGGATGTGGTTATCTGGCTTGTTGATGGGCTTGTTGATGTACATGTTGTGTATCGTTTGTTATTTGAGGATACAGTATATTCACATGATGTTGTTGTTGTTGTTGTTGAACCAGTACTAGTAGTAGAAGTACAACTCATTCTGTTTAATCCTAACTAATTTTTAAGGTGCGCATACACGATAAATAATAGATGCTCCACACGATGGGCTCGGACGAGTAATTTTTACAATATCACCTGGTACTGCTCCAATACATCTTGCGATAGGATCAATATGGAATTTAATTTCTGGGAATTTGGATTTTGACGTAATATACATAGATTCCATTAACTCTTGGTGTTTTTCTTCTGGTACGATTTCATGCTTAGGAACTAGTACATGTTTCATCGGATTTACTACCATCATATCCACGCTGAAAAAGGATACTCGGAGTTTTCTTTTATCGCCTGATTCTTTTAGTTTTACATATTGTTTCAATGCGCTTATATGATGCGCATCTGCTATAGGAACAATCATCATAACAACCACTTCCGTATTTTCTGAATTTTCATCTTCTATATCATCGAAGAATTTATCAAGTTTTTGACGTGTTATATTAGCATATCTTACATCACATACTTTTGTTTCATCTTCTTTCATTACTTTAAAACTTAGACTTGGCAAGGAAGTAATAGCAGCAGTCGCTTCCACCGGAGAAAACTTACGATATTTAGTTACATTATATCCTCGTTCTTCTAAAATATCCAATAAATTCATACGACTGCGGTAAATGTTATCAATTAATACGAAGTTGTCATTCATTTTTAAATCTAATTAAAAAAACAAATAAATTCAAATTTTTTTTATTCCATTTTTATAAACTTAAATGCTGTTTCGGATGGATTTGCTCCACCTGGTATTTTAAATGGATTTCTTCTTATTTGGCGGCCTGGAACCAACCCTTCCATCATCATTGCTTCACTATCGGTTCTTACTGAAATGAGAGGACCCAATCCTGGTACAGATGGACCTGCCACCAATCCTTCTTGGAATCCACCAATCATTGGTTGTGGTTGGAATGGTTGTTGTGGTTGGAATGGTTGTTGTGGTGGTTGTAATTGTGGTTGAAATTCTTGTGGTTGTTGTACTTGTTGAAATTCTTGTGGTTGTAATTGTTGTTGAAATTGTGGTTGTTGAAATTGTTGTACTGGTTGTAGTTCTTGTTGTTGTGGTACTTGTTGGAATGGTTGTTGTACTTGTTGGAATTCTTGTTGTGGTTGTGGTACTTGTTGAAATTGTTCAAATTCTTGTTGTAATTGTATTTCAGGATCTATTACAATATCGATATTCCTTTTCTCTTCTTCCGTTAAAGTATTAACTGTTGCGCCCATAGAACGTAATTGTTCCACCGATACAGTTGCTTTAGGAACATCCTCAATGTATGCCGGCGCAACAGTTTCTGGTAGAATTAATCTCGGTAATTCTTTCACAATTTCACTTGACACTCCCGAATATTCCAATTGATTCAATCGTGTGACTCCACTTGTAGTTATGTAACGCATTGTCATATTCAGATAGGTTTCTTGTTCTTGTGTTAAGAGTTTTGTAGAATATGGCATTGCCACTTCCACAATTTTCGATTTTGGGCGACCTAGTGGCGGCAATATTTCTAAATTGTTAATATTATCTCCAATAAACCTTACAGGTCCATCACATAACGCACAAATTGAAATATTTAATTTTGGATTATATATCGGAATTGTACCACACGCGACGCAAATTGGAATTTTGGTTCCATCGGAACGCTCCATAAATGACTCTCTTACAAATGACATTCCACCATGCGCGATAATTGCATCTCGGTCCATCTCACCAATTTTTAAACCACCTTGCGCCCCTCTTCCTCCTGTTGGTTGATGTGTTCTAACTTCTTTGCGACCTTGACCACGCGCCTGCCATTTATCTTCTACCATATGTTTTAAACGCATTCCATATACTGGCCCAATAAAAATAACCGCTTTGATTTGTTCTCCTGTTGCTCCATTATACATTATTTCATTTCCATATTTTTCATATCCATGCTGATTTAAAATGACACCAATAGCATCTTCTGGCGAACCATCATCCATAAATGACGTTCCATCCCCAATACATCCATTTAATATTGCCGCTTTTCCCAATAATTGCTCTAAATT